CGGCCTTTTAGGAATGTTAAAACCATTTCCAATTGATGTCGTGAATCGATACTTTGTGCGCCCCTGCTCAATGGCCTGCGCTGTCTTAACCTGGATGCTGAAGTACTTCCCGCCCTTCTCTGCCACTAGGTCATATCCAGCAAAATCCTCGTAAGGCACAAGCACGTTGTACCCACAGCGGAGCAGCGCGCCAGTTACGCGAGCCACTCCGATTGCGCCTATTTGGCGTGATGATAATTTCATTGTTGACTCCAAACTTTTAGTAATACAGACTTGTTCACATGAAAACAACCACAATATTGATCCTAACCTTCGCAGCCTCTTTTACATCTTTCGCGGATGAGCCTGTCACACACGAATTTCTTGCTGCGGTCTATCGAGGAAATAGCACTTACATCATCGACCAAACGACTGCTAGTAGCGCTGGTGGTGCGATTGTGCGATGTGGTGACACATATCTTACACCCCATGGCGCGTACGTTCAGATCCGCGACACCTTCCTTAAACCTGGTGGAGGAGCCGTTGTTGACTGTAAGGGAAGCTACGTTGGAACAGCGAACGCGACTGCGCGAGTTGGAACAGGTGTGAATAATCTTGCGTTTGTTGGATCGGACGGAGCAAGTTTTGGTGCAGGCGAGACGGTCCTGCGTCCTCTTCTTATTTCGCATTAAGCTACGCCAAATACTGCTTGGCGGTTCCTTATTCTGTTCTCAAGTCCGCGAATAAACTTCTTTCGGTTTGAGTCGTTGTAGGCCAAGTCATACTCGTAATCCAACTGCGCTTGGCTTATTGCCTGCATCAGCGCGCGAGGATGCACGCTATCGATTGCCTTGAGTGTCTTGGGGCCAATCTTTCCGTCCACATCAACTTTCACTCCTAGCGCATTTAGCCCTTTTTGGATAAACCTTGTTGCACCGCCCATGCCTCGATTGAACGCGAGATCTTGTGTGAATGCTTGGATGTCTTTAGGCAATTTTGATACGAGTGGACTTGTGTAGTCTCGGATGTAGCGCGCTGCCTCTTCCGATCTTTCTTTCGCTGGCAACGCCGAGATTCTTTCAAATTCTTTCGGGTGGTACTTGTCATTGATTCCAGCTATCTCGTAGCTTCCACCACCATCTCCATCTGGCAACTTGTAAATCGATAAATTACCGTCCTGGTCAAACCTTCCCTCAAACTTCACCGTTTCCATCGCTGCATCCAACAGCGGATCTCTTTCAGCGCCGATCATAGGCCCTGGAATTATTTCTTAATGATTTCCTGCTCGATTGCGTGATCACGCACGGCGTCGTGTAATTCCTTGATATCATCGTCACCAGTCTTGTCGTATACCTTCATTAATGTTGCAAGAGCTGCTGATGTTCCAGAAATCGGTGTGTTCTTGTTTGTGGCGAGCCAATGCACAAATTCTGGATTTGTATATAATCTTGCAGCCTGGTTTGCCCCAATAAGAGTTCCAATAATACCAGACAAGAATCCAAACTTTCCAGCAGCTAAAGATCCAGCACCGCTTGTTATCGTCGCGGGAGTTACAACTGCTCCAGCAGTACCAGAAGGATTGGCAAGGATTGCATTGCTTTCGCGGATCTTATTTGACACCTGTGCGACTGTTTCAAGATCTTTTTCGAATTGCTTGCCAAATCCACCAATCAGAACCTTCTTCGCCTCTGGATCAAGCGATGCGTAGTTTTGCAAGAACTTTGCCGTGCTGAACACATCACCAGAAGGATCTTGCAGTCCAGGGACAGCTTTACCCATTCTTGCAATGTATGCAGATGAAACAGCTTTTCTTGCATCCATTGGAACAATATCAAAAATCTCTTTCAGCCTAGTGGGCCCATTTCGCGCCCCACCAACAAGCGCCAGGTAAACATCCTCTGGATTTTTATCCATGATTAGGCTTTGGACGTTATCCATTGTTTCGTGGAATTTCCTAGTGAATGCATTTGCTTCCTTGAATTTAGCCAATGCTTCTGGCCCTTGATTTGCTGCTGCTGCCTCCATGTCTCTGGTAATCGCAGCGTATGCTCGCTGATACTGCGCCTTTGATACTTCTGGAGTTAAATCAACAGTAGAAAGCTTCTCTCCGATCGATGTCCTCAAATCCTTTAATACATTGAATGGAATCTTGCCCTGCGGATTCATTTGCCTTGTTTCGTATATGCCATTCAAAATTGAAGACAATTTTGTATTTGCAAACTCCTTCTGAAGCGATGGAGCTGCGTTGGATATCTTGTTTACCATTTCATTCAATACTCTTTCAGTATTGTCCGAATCGACTGGTAGGCGTTCTGGCATGTAAGCATCGAATGCGCTGTACAGGTTTTTCTGTGCCTGTCTTGCGCGAGGAACAAAAACCTCGGAGAAGCCTTTCTGAACAGCTCTTCCAGCCTCGACTGGTTCGGTTACATTGGAAATCTGCTTGCGAAGCTCTTCAACGCGCTTCCCTACCTCGGCCTGCTGTGCAAGACCCTTCTCGCGCATTGTTGCCAGTCCGCTTGGGAATCTTCCAGTCGTCGTTTCAATCGCTTGCATTAAGGGCTGCTCAACTGCTTGTGCGAGCGTAGGAGTAGTTCCAGCCTCTTTATAAAGAGCTATATTCTTCGCCAATTCAGCTTGGCTTTTAAATCCTCTCAATGCGTTCAATGCAAGATTCTTTGAGAATTCAGTCACTCCAGCAACGCCAGATGCAAGAGCTATTGGAGCTGCAACACCAAGTTTCTTTGCCGTAACAGCAACCTGTCCCATGCGCGCAAGTGATGGAGTTGCCAAACTTCCAACCAATCCAATCGCTGTTTGGCCAAGCTCATCTGCGCCCATTTCCTTGGATGCAGCAGCAAGCGCAGAACCAACAGCTCCAGCAGAAGCTTGCACTCCTGGCGAAGCAGAAATAAATTCACCAACCTTGGCAACTTTTGGAAGATTTTGCATGCCAGCCATGAGTTGTCCTCCAGCAATAAGCGGAGCCATTTCTGCCGTAGTTCCAACAACCTTGGACTGGATTCTTTCAAAAGGAGTTTCTGGCTTTGGGAGGCCAATCTGATTTTTGATATCTTCAAGAACAGCGCTTAACTCTGGAACCTTCTTGCCTTCCTCATTCTTGGCAACAAGTGAATTGTAAACCTTAGCTCCGATATCAGCCAGGAAGGCAGCAGAAGCACCAACACGCGCTCCTGGCGCAGCAACCTCAAATGGAGCGCCAACAGCCCCGCCAGCTACTAATCCAACCGTACTTGGTGTAATAGCTTCGCGCGCAATTAACCCAGCTTCGCGTTTAATTAAATCAGCAGGTGTAGATTGAGAAGGTGCAACATCTGGACTCTGCATCTTTTTTGCAGTCAGTTCAGCGACTTGATCGTCTGGAAGGAATCCCATAAATTAAGGCGTCAAGGTTCCGCTTTTACCATTTATGACTACAGCATCACCATCTTTTTTACCAGCAGCGCGAGCTTCCGCCTCACTTGTAAATCCAGTCTGATTGCGCATGCCAAAATTTGCAATATCGCTAGGGTCTGAATGCGCGTCGATAACACCTTGAAGCGATGGTACTGTAAATCCATTTGCCTTTGCATCTGCAACAAACTTTCTTGCAAGAACCTTCTTCAGCTCACCAAGTCTTTCTGGAGCAGCAAAGTTAATAACTGCCGTAGGATCTGCGATTGCTGTCATCAATATATTGCGATCCTGTTCTGTCATGGTTCCAGGTCCACCGATTGCAATTCGCATCTGTCCAGCAAGCGCTGTTCTGATTGCATCGGCGCGAGCCATTAATTTTGGCCTTGAGAAAACATCGCTAGTTTTGACTTGATCTCCAAGTTTTAGCAACTCATCAATGCCACCTACTGAAGAAATGAAGTCTGGGATTGTGTCGCGCACTTGTTTTGCGCCTTTTTCAGTCGTAGCCATGCCTTCTAGGCCAGGGATCTTGAGAGCGTTTTCAGTAGCCTTCTTGGTCTGTGCGTCTTCATAACCAGTCATCTTCCCAAGCGTCTGCTCTGCTGCCATGCGTTCTGGAGAGCCAGGTTGGAGAGAATTAATGTATGCAATACCCTGCGCCTTCATTGGTACAAGCTTTTCAAATCTGTCTTTGTAAATAGAGCTAATATCTGCAGTCGCAGGAGCAGTTCCGCCACCAAGATTTTCTGGGATAGGAACCGTTCCTACAAGTTCGCCAAGTTGTTTATTTGTTGCACCAAGCGCAGCAGCAGTCCCAGGAATCCTTTGTTGCATGCTGGCCTCAACGTCAAGCGCAGGGCGCATCATGCGGGTTGCCATATCTCGCTCCATGACTGGTCCAGCTACTCCTGCTGGTAACGGAGCGGATGCAGACTTTAGGCTGGATATACGATTTTGAACATCTGATAACAATCCCTGCTGTGTTTCAAGATCGCTTTTTAATTGTGACTGTACCCCAGCCAGCCGAGCGGATTCCAATGGCGCATATTCTGGCGCATTTCTCTTAGTCTTTTCAGCTTCCGCTGCAATTTCAGCTTTCAACTTTTCAACTTGAAGGCCAGCCTTTTCTCCTTCAGTACGAAGTTGCTGTTGTCCTTCTGGACTATTTAAAAATTCTTGTTCTTTCTTTGCCTTTTCAATCGACATGCGCAACGCTTCCTGCTGAAGCAATTTATTTTGAAGCTCGGCAGCCTGCGCCTCTTTCTTGGCCTGCACGGCAGCATCATATTCTGGACTCTTATACAAAGTCCATGGTCCGTATGTTACTAGGTCTGCCATGTTATTGGATGGAGTATGATTTAAATGGAGCTGTTAATGGGCTTGCAATATTGCCAATACCTCCAGCGATCTGACCGAATGTCTGGGCTGCCGTTGGTTGGTTATTATATGCATTTAGATAGTTTCCATAAGTGCTGGCATTATAATTTGACAATGTGTTGTAAAGAGATGCAGCAGTCTGTTGCAATTGAAGAGGTGCATTGGGATTCGTGGTTTGATAGAAAGGTTGCGCTGTGCTTGCACCTTGGCCAAATTGGCCAGGAAGTGCCTGATTGGCCTGGATGTATGATTGGAATGCTGCATTCTGTTGGTTTGTCCTTGCGGTTCCAAGGTTGTACAATGATGGTCCACTAGCAGTAAAGCTTGACGCTGCTCCAAGCCTGCTCTGCAACAACGCATCACGAAGCGCAATATCACGCTGAAGCGCGTCACCAGTAGTCTGGCCAGAAGACAGGAACTGCTGGGCTGCTCCGTAACGAGCGAGCTTACGCTGTTCGCCAAGAAGGCCAGTTGTGACTGCTTCCTCGGTTGCAGGTGCTACTCCAAAGATATTACCGCGAGCAGTCTGAGCAGCACGCACGGATTGTTCATATCCCCTGCGCTCTTCAGCACCAAGAGTCGATCCAAGCTTTAGTTGATTAATCGCTTCTTGTTCGAGCTGGCTGCGAAGATCTTCAGTCTGCTGAGATGTTGTAGTAGGGAGTGGTTCGGCAGCCAAGTTTCTATATTTTTCACCAAGAGCAACTGCTGTTTCATATGCCTTTGGATCTACCTGCTTTAATTGTTGCGTTGCCCTTTCTTCTGGTAATTGAAGATATTCCCTAAATGATGTGATTTCCTTCTGGCCAGCAGTATCTGCTGCTGTAATTGGCTTAAAATCTGTAACTTGTTTTTGAGCTGAAGCAATTGCAGAATTTACACTTGATAGGTCTTCTGTTAATGACTTTATTGCATCAAGAGTTGGTTGCCTTCTTTCATCCTTGCTTGACAGACTGTTTAAAAGTGAATTTGAAGATGCAATTTTTTGCTGAATTCCTACAAGTTGTGTATTCCCTCTATCAATAATTGATTTAAGTGAATTTATTTTTGATGTATTGTAATCATTTATAATCTGGTCATCTGTTACCTGGAAGTTTAATTTTGAACCAAGATCAGATGCACCATAATTTCTAGCTCCAGAAAGTGACGCAAGAGAGCCTGTAAAATTTTGAGTACCAAGTCTGTTTTGCAATGCATAGTCGCCTATTTGACCAATTTGTTGAGCATATGCATTATTTAAAATACTTGGAGAATTTGCTTGAAGATCTTTTGCTGCATCAAGCTCTCTCATTTTTCTTGCAGTATCTGGATAATATTTATCCAAAAGCGCCATTTGTTCTGCTGATAGTGTTGCCATATTAAGCTGTTATTTTGGGATTCGAAATATTGCTTCCAATTTTTGAGTAATAATTCATAGGTCCATTATTTGTTGAAAATGCAACCTCTGGTTGAACTGCTCCATAAGGACTCTCACCATAAAGACGCGAGAATTGTGATGTCATTTGCTTCCCAAGCCCCTTATTTAAAGCATAGGCTTCTGGAGAATATTCAAACTGTCTGCGAAGTGCTTCCAGGGTGCGCTGGCCACCATATTGCTGTTCCAATTGAAGATTGGATTGAACCGAAGCGGCTTGGTCTAGCGCAGACAACTGCCTTTCAAGTTCACGCTGTTGAGGCATATACTGCACGCGAAGCTTGTTTTCAAGTTCGGCCATTGCTGGAGATTTTTCAATATATGTATCAATGTTCTTTCGATACATCTCGGCGTTTGCCTGTGCCACAGCATTTGGATCTGGGGGTGGTGGAGCCGACGGAATTGATGGTGCTTTACCCATATTAAGCCAATGCCTTTCTCATAAATTTATAGTAATCGTACTCCTTTGGTTTGCCCAGACGGTTGAAAATGATTCGCTTGCGTGGGCCAAATCGATCCAAAAGGATCAATAGCAAGCCTTTGAGCGGGTCTACCGACTCAGCCTTTCTAATACCACTAGTAGCGCACAAGTCAACAAATACGTTATCACCAGACTCGTCGTGGACATAGTGATCTGGGGTTACGCCAGCAGGAATGCACCTAGCAAGCGCTACACCAATAATCTCTCCTTCTTTATCCCTTACCGTACCCATAAGACTCTGCTTATCGAACCAAGCCACCCAATCGCTGAAATTAGGTGACATAGACTCCGAAACACCGCTTTTCTCAAGGAACTCTACCTGGGTCATATATTCTTCTGAATTTCAATGGTGTCTGGGTTGGCTGCCATGATAATCCCGCGAATGGCAAGCTTTTGGGTTGTAGCCGAAATCTTCAACTTCATATTACGCCATTTTTCGTAAGAACGAAGGCTATCTGCCCTGCGCTTTACGACCTGGGAGCTGAACGATGCTGGGAGTGTAAACGGAAGCGTGATCCCATTGGGCGAGGTTGTGTCAACGCCAGTACCAAGCGTAATGTCGTTTCCGTCGGTATCCCTACGCATGCTGATCGTAGCGTTGGTAGATCCAGAATAATAGAACTCGATCTCATAATGCGATCCATATTTAAGCGCAAATCTATCATCAAATTCATACGCCTTGGTCGTGATCCTGCTTGTATACCCAGTACCAAAGTCTTGGAATCCAGTAGTCGGGTCAACCGTGTCTCCGTCCTTATAGTCGGTCAAGTGACCAACCTTCGACGTAGTTGTCCCAATGCAAAGTTTTGGCGTATTGGTTGTAAATCCAGAGCTAAAGCTTGTCTCGACCATCCTGGCTGCTGGTATTTCCCATAGGCCCTCGAACGAGTTGAAGATTGAGTTGTAAACAAGAACGTGACTTGGCTTAGTTGCCGTATCCAGCGGGATGGCCATCAGATACCTGTTATTGTGGAACGTGGCATTCACGGTTTCCACATAACTACGATTTATCCTAGCAATGATGTCCTTGACTGGTTCGCTGATTGTCAAACCTACAGTCGAGAAGTCATCCGCCATTGACCTCGAAATTGACCTTATTCCGTCATTTGACAGGAAGAAAACGTCCTTGTTTACAAGCGCCACAGACCTTCCAGCGATGCACCCGACCCTGTTTGAAATGGTCTGTACAGTCCACTCTGCTGCCGTGTTCGCAACAGATGAAACGCTTGTTCCAGTAGTCAGCGTTGTGCTTGGCTTGACATCGACCAAATAGATCTTGTTCCGTTTGAAAACGATGATCTGGAATCCGTAGAAAGGCTGGATCGCGATAATGTCTTCGCCGTCGTCACCACCAACGATGATTGAATTGGTAGTCTTCCAAATTTCTGGATCGAGAATGTCAGAAGCGTATAGAGTATTACGATCCTCGCCTGTGCCTACTGCAAATAGACGATTTGTGAATGACTTGATTAGGCGCAGGCCAGTTGGTGCCAATTGAGTTGAAATGACTCCTGTTGCCGTTGCTGCCGTTCCAGATGATGGTGGTGCTATCGTTATAGTTGGTGCAGATGTATATCCAGAACCACTATTGGTAACTGTTATTCCAGTAACAATA